TGTAGATCCGTCAATAGCACTAAAAACTGAACTGTCGGCACTGAATAAAGAAATAGCAAACTTAGCTGCAGAAGGAAAAGAAGTAACGGAAGCTTCATTTACTAAAGTGGCATCTTTAACCAATGAACTTGTTAATTTACAAAAAACTAATGTTGCTGCTCCTGTTGTAGATCCGTCAATAGCACTAAAAACTGAACTGTCGGCACTGAATAAAGAAATAGCAAACTTAGCTGCAGAAGGAAAAGAAGTAACTGAAGCTTCATTTACTAAAGTGGCATCTTTAACCAATGAACTTGTCAATTTACAAAAAAATAATGTTGCTGCTCCTGTTGTAATTCCTCCTGTTGTAGTTCCTGCGGTATTAACTGTGCCAGCTTTGAAAAAAGTTGGATTGTGGTCAGAAGCAATAGGAAACGCACAGTTTAGTATGATGAAATCTACTCAAGGGTTGGGTGATGCTTTTGGTACTGCTTTATCTCATAATCTTTCTGCTGAGAAAAAAGCAATGTTGGAACATACAAGAAAAGGGATGGAGCAGGATCTTACTTGGAAAAATCATATTGGTTCGTTTGCTAACGCCCTTACTTTTGGTGTTGTACCTGCGGTTGAAGCATTTTCAACAACTATGGTTAAAGCAGTGGGAGCAAGAACTGGTATAACAAGTGCTGTTGAAGATTTGTCTGATGCTATAAAAAATAGTGGTGCTGCTAAAGCTGCCGCAAAGGGAGAAGAAATAGTATCAAACGCATTTAAAACTGCACATCTTCTTGTATCTAAACACGCAAGAGATGTTCACAAATATGATTTAGAAACTGAACAAATAAAACTTGCTTCTGCTAAAGCTGCAGTTAAGGGTGTTCGAGAAAGTGATCAGTATAAAGGTCTTAGGGAGGCAATGAAACCTCTAGAAAGTGTTTTAATACAAGCTAAATCTAGCAAGGAAGATATAGAAGCTTTAAATGTATTAATGTCGCAAAAGGATATTCAAAACAAACAACTTAAAGAGTTGGAAGATGCAGCTGCAGCAGCGTATAAAATATCTCCAGATGCTGTACAACAAGAAGCTGCAATAAAAGAATTAGAAGCAGCTATACTAACCGCTGGTGAAGCGGCAACCCAAGAACAAAAAGATAGTTTAGCAAAATTACAAGAAACTGCTGCGGGTCAATTAAAACTTGCACAAACTGCCGCAACAAAAGAATTAAAATCTTCTGCTGTTTTTTTAGATTTAAATAAATCAATTAAACTTGCAGAACAAAAATCAAATTCGGCAGGACAAGCATCATTAAATGAACTAAAAAAATTATGGTTTAATGCTGATGAACAACTAAAAGAAGCTCGTGAAAGAGGAGCTGAAAATGCTAAGTTATCCCCAGAGTATTTGGCAATGGAGCATCAAATAAATGTTCTAAAAAAGCAAATGAAAGACGGAGAGGATGAAGGCATAGAAGCAACAGAAGAGCAAACCGAACAAGTAAAGAGTATGCAAGCGCAATTAAAGAACCATGAAGAAATAAATATTAAAAAACAAGAAGAATTGTTGCAGACTAATAAAAAATTCATGAAGTTAACTTCTGAAATTTCAGAAAAAGAACTTGCTCTAAAAGAAGTAAAAACAGAAAATCAAGACAAGTTAAAATCTTCCCCTGAATTTATAGAAACAAATAAAAAATTTGTAGAGTTAGATAATAGTTTAAAGGCGGCGTTTGTAAACGGACAACAAGCATCACAACAACAACTAGATGAGTTGAAAAACTTAGAAAATTCTATACAGAAACAAGCAGCAGATGCACTTGCACAGGATGAAGCTGCAGTAAAAGTAAATGACGATATATTAAAAGCAGCAAGAGAAAATAATTTTATACAGGAAGAATTGTTAAAAACTGCAAAGGATGATGCTGAAGCAAAGGCGGAAAAAGATAGAGAGGGTGGAAAACCAGATAAGGATAAGGCAAATAAAGAAAAAGAAAAGAAAGAAAAATCAGAACAAAAAAAGGGTGATGCTGGCGGCTTAGCAGGAATTATTATGGCTCTTCCATTTCTTATGTTGGCACTTTCACAAGTTGGTATGGGAACTTTACTAAAAACTATTGTGGTTCTCGGTGCAATTTTAGGCACAGTTTATCTTATTGGAAAAATTCCTTCGTCTCCTATAATGAAACTGGCGCTTGCAATTGCTCTTTTAGGATTATCTCTTATTCCCCTAGCGTTTGGTATAGGTTTGTTTAAAAAGATTGGTTGGGAGACAATGGGTAAAGTTGCTGCGTCTCTTGTTGTATTAGGTCTTGCTGGTTATCTTATGGGCCAATTTGCCCCGCAAATATTAATGGGAGCTTTAGCAATAGCTGCATTAGGTGCATCTCTTCTTGTTCTTGGATTAGGATTTAGTATGTTTAATGATATTGGTTGGGAGACAATGGGCAAAGTTGCTGCGGCGATTGTGGGTCTTGGTATTGCAGCTGCAATCATGGGAATGGCTCCACTCAATCTATTAATAGGAATAGGAACTGTGCTTCTTCTTGGTCTTGGTGCTGCGGTTCTTCTTGTTGGACTAGGATTACTTGCTGCAACTCCTGCCATAGAAGCATTCGGTAGTGTTATAGAAAAAATAACAGGATCAAGCATAACTCTGTTAGAAACATTTATGAAAATGGGTTCATCTGATATGTCATGGAGTGGACTGTTTGTTGCGGCGGCAGGAATTGCTGCTGTAGGAGCAGCACTTCTAGCGTTTACTGCAATGCAAACTGGTGGTGCTATTCTTGGTGCGGTAGGAAGTGTGTTTGATTGGGCAAGTGGAGCGTTAGGCAGCAAAAAAGCAACTTCATTAGAAATTATGACATCAATGATAGGATTTGCCAATGCCGCTCCTGCGTTAGACAAAGGAGTATCGGCAATAGATAAACTTGGTAATGCACTTAGAAATTTAATGGGAATACAAGGAGAAGTTCCTGCATTTCAACAAATACTAAGTTTCTTGAACGATTTTCAAAATTTTGACAGTATGGTATTTGATAATGTTTTAAAAGTAGCAAGTTCTATTGGTATTATTACTGGAGAAGAATCTGGTAGAGTACAAAACGAATCTAATGTAAATTCAAACACCACTAATAAAAATAATATTAGAACAGAACTGACTCAGGAAATGAAACAAAATGCACCACAATCATCCTCTATGCAATCAAGTGTAGTAAATAATAACTATAATACCACAGCACCACCCGCCGGAGGTGGGGGTGGTGGTGGTGGTTCAACAATGATTCCAGTAATGCTATCTTCTAACACCGAAACTACACGGCACGCTGTTCAAATCGGTGTTAGACCTCCAGGATAATTAATCCTCTTCCGCCAACTTGCGGAAATAAGACAATGTATCCTCACTATCATCATCCGATGATGCCTTTGCAGGCGCAGGGGAAGTGACAGGTTTCTTGAACTTATCAGAGAAACTTTCCTTGGTTACAACAGTTTCCTCTGCACGACGAGCGCCAGATTTTGCTGAAGCAGTAAGCGTGGTTTCAAACTTCTCAACAAGTTCTTCATACGCCTTGAACTTATCAGGTGAAACAAGTTCACTCAATTTATTCAAACTCTTCCACATCACTTCAAGTTTAGAATCGTCTCCGCCGCATACAGCACTCTTGCCATCGAACTCACTTTTATCATAGTTCGCGTAACCTGCAACAGTTTGAATCTTTAACTTGAAATTCTTGCCATTCCAAAAGTCAAACGGATTTACTGGTTCATCACCAGGAAACTTTGGCTCCATGCAATCACTAATCTTATCAAAAATCTTCTTACCGTAACGGTACAAGAAAACCTTACCTTCGTTTTCACGATTGTTTGGATCACTTACCACCAAAATGTTACTGATATAGGACAATTTTCGCTTTCGTTGGCGAGCAACTTCCTTGTCTGATTCTACACCACTATTCCACAGTTCGGAATTTGCCTCGCATACAGGACACTTCTTGCCAAGAGTTGTTGGACAGTTTTCAATAAACCATCCACCACCCTTACCTTGAAACCCGTGATTAAACAAACGAACCCACGGAACATCTTCGCCTTCTGGTGCTGGCAAGAAACGCAAAACGGCAAAACCGTTTCCATCCTTGCCTCGTTCTGCTACCCAAAAACGATCATCCTTAAACGACTCTGTAGTTTTAGTAATCTTATCCATTTCACGAGACAATTTCTCAACCGAGTTCTTGCTCATGTTCTTCATATCTGAAAATCCAGCCATATAGTGTCCTTTCTGTTGTGTACTTAGTGTACGATGTATAGTATCAGTATATCAAGTGAATCGGAAAAATCAAGCGTTACTTGATAATTTCTTGAATTATTTTTTTAAACTCGTCTGCTCTGTTTTCAATTTTTAAAAACACATTGTATTTTTGTAACGGTCTGCCTACTTCTTCCCATACAGGATCACCGTCTGTTACAATAGTCCATCTTTTTGTAAATCCTAACAGGTTGTCTAATATTAAAAATGTTTCAGGACATATTTTTTTCTGCAACAAGGAAGAGAATATAGGAGCGTATACTCCTGCTTCTGATTGGTTGAATATTTTTGAAAACTTTTCAAGATTTTCTCCTGATGCTTCCCATAATTTTTTAATTTCAGCACTCACTGTATAGGTTAATGACTGCACTCTTTTCATGCGGTGAATATGAACTGTGTGTGCTTCTTCGGAAAGCATATTACCAATCCACAATGCGCCGCCACCCACATACTGAGACACCATAAATTCCAACAAATCTTCTTCATGATATTTCTTGCACAACTTTTCAAAAAAATATCTGTCTTTTCTAGTTTCAAAATTACGAACAGTAAGATTTAACTTTCCGTGCTTGTAATCAAACTTCTTACTGTTAAAATGTGCCTTGAGTGAAACATACATTCGGTATGCTTCAAAAGGATTGCAATGACTCATAATGGTAGGGATGAATCTTTCTTTAAGATATTCATTCGCTGTCCTTCAATTTTTAATCTTTCACGGATGGGTTTGCTTATAAGTTTCACCGAAGTTTCAGGTTCTATACCTAATTTCGAGCAAAGATCTATAATCACTTCTGCGTATGTGGTGTCTTTTCTGCTGTGGTACAGTTCTTCTATTTGTCGGCAGAAATCGTTCTTGAGGTTTATAATTGAGCCCATAATTATTCCTCACACGCAATCTGCGTCAATGTCTGACCTCTTTTTAAACCATTTGCAAATTCTTCGTCAGTGAAAACAAGAACAACTTCTTTGTCTTGCACCATGATACGAATAACATGCTTTCCTTCTGTGTCCACAGGTTCGGGAAACTGCGGGTCAATCGGATCGTTGTTTACATTCTTTGTGTTAAATAGTCTGCTGAACCATTTCATTGATTTTCTCCTGTAGTTCTTTAAAGTTATTATGTGACCAATAGTTCTTAATAGAGTCGCCTAGTTTTGTTTTATAGTCATCAGGATTTTTCTTGAACTCCTGTGTGCTACCGTCCTCCGCAGAGATTAAAATAACAACCTGCGGAATACGAACCCCTGTGCTTTCCAACCACATATACGAATATGCGGCGGTTTGCTCAAAGTAATTAGTAATCCAATCTGTTTTTCTAAAAGATTTTGCTGACTTGAAGTCGATAACAGAGAGAACTCCCTCGTACTCTCCAATACAATCAAAACGACCTGCCATACGCAAACTGTCGGAACACAGTTGAGTTTCTTGTGCAATCACCTTGTTAATCTTGCTGATATTAGGAATCATCTGCTCAAACAAAGTTTGTGTTTTTACACAGGAACTTGTTGCAGGTTTGCCGTCAATATGATTCTCAATGAGTGTATGCATATCTGTACCTCTACGCATTGCATCCTGACTTGATTTCATGTTTTTTGGATCTGCACGCCACTTCGCCCAAAATTCCTTCTTTGCAAATCCTGTAATCGTGGTAACAGACGGATACCAATGACCTGTAGTCAGGGACTGGTAGAATCTTCCCATACCTTCTAGTTCTGCTGTTTTTAGTTTTTCACTCATTTTAATAATCCCTAATAGGTGCTGTTGGATGACCTTTTTTAACCTTGGCAATAATTTCTTTGAAACCGTTGTCCGGCCGAGTAAGACCTAAACGAACCGAATCTATAACCTTGGTGTTAGATGCTGCTAATTTAGTTACTGTTTTCTTGCCGCACTTTGGACACGGTTTTTTGGTTGGTCTGTTGCGATTGGCAATAGTGTAAAAATCGTCCCAAAGGTGATTGCACGAACTACACTGATATTCGTATAGTGCCATTACGGATGGCCGTCACTTGACTCGTTAGATGAATTGTCTGCGCCTGTATCAGTTTCTGAATCATACAAATTTTCATCATCAGAAAACTGATTCAACTCGTCAGAGTAACTACCGTTATCTCCCATCGGGTCGTACATATCATTGTCACTACTAGAATTAAATAAATTATCTTCTGTTGGATCAATCATGGGTTTACTTTCGTATAGCAGTTGTGTTTGCGAACAGGGTTAAATTCTTGCTTTTAATCCACATATTTTCATATGGGTGAGTATCCTCAATTGTTTCTGGTTCATTCACCGCAATCAAATATTGAGAACCGTATCGTGCATCCCAATCAATATAACGAATAATTCCATACTTGTTTAACGAATCAATCCACACCTTGTTGCCAATTTTGGCATATTTTAAATTTGACATATTTTCCTATAGTATCTATATTCTGTAACAGATGTGCGGAGTGACGATCACTCTTTTTCATCTCCACCAAGTATACACACAAAAAATGTATTGTCAAGTCTTGACTATATAAAAAATAACACTATACTCTTCTTATGGCAAAATACACAAACAGCAATAGTTGGGGAACAGAGCCTGCATGGGATCATCTGCCAAAGGATTCGCAAGATCCCGCAGTGCAATCACAGTGGTGCAAGTCTATACAATGGTATCATCATATGACCGATCCTAGTCAACACAAAGAATGGGTGTTGGGGTGGATGCTAGAACACAAGTTTACAAAATTAAAAATTGGAGCGGTGCGACGACTCCATAAGGTATCCCTTGTTCCTGATGAGTTGAAATCCTTGCCTGTAGGAATCAATACAGGGGTTCTGGCGCGTTTGGATATGTTGGGTGCGCCATTACTACCCAAACAGACCGAGGACTTGAAATCGGCAATAGACTACCTTGTAGTGAAGGGTTCGCAAATGACCGAAGTTGACCCCACAGCAACACCAGTTCCTTCTGTACGAGAAAATACCAAAGAACAAATCAGAGACCTGATTGGTGACCTTGAGGGTGCGTATGATACCATTATAAGAGGACAGGCCATTTCTTTCACACCAGAGGAGTATATTAAAACCAAAGGAGTCAAGCCTATGCTTGCTCGAGCGATTGCCGAATGGTTTCAAAAATACCTAGACGAGGTAAAGTGTGTTTTAGATAAAAATTGTGATGAGCAGTTGGTGGAAGGGTATGCAGGATACAGTAAAAAGAATTTGGTAACACTAATGAATTGGTTGAACACTCTTATTGCAACACTATCAGCAACCAAAAGCACAGTGGTTCGTAAAAAATCAAAACGAAGAAAATCTGCAATTGATATTGTTAAAAAAGTATCATGGAAAAAAGAAGATACGAATTTAGGAATATCATCAGTACATCCATCCAAAGCGGTGGGTGCAGAGCGAGTTGTACTATACAATTCAAAAACCAAAACAGTATCCCTTCTAGAGGCAACCAATGCTGATGGGTTGGATATCAAGGGAACAACATTCTTGAATTATGATGACAAGACTAGTTTCTGTAAAATAGTAAGAAACCCAAAACCTTTCCTTGAAGGTTTGAAAAAAGCAGGTGGTATCAGAGCAATTAAAAATTCATTAGACACACTAAAAACCACGCAAAAACCTGTTACAGGTAGAATGAATTCGGAAACTTTAATATTTATTGTTTTATAGCTCTGAAATGTTGACTAAATACTAGCATAAGGAAACCATACAATGATTACACCATTCGTAAATGAAGTATTTGAGCGTGTCGCTGCGGCGAAAACAGAATCTGAAAAGATTCAAATTCTAAAGGATAATTATTCGCCTGCTTTAATTGAGTGTTTGCATGTTGCATACTCACCAAAGATTAAATTCTTTACGAATACTATTCCAAAATATAATGTGGACGACTCGCCAGAAGGATTGGCGTATACCACACTGTTTTCAGAGTACAGACGACTCTATATGTTTTATCAAGAGTCACCTATCGACCCTAAAAGAAAAGTTGTGTTGCTGACTCAGATGCTTGAAGCACTGAGTCCAAAAGAAGCAAAGGTGTTGGAGAGTATTATTAAACAGTCTATTCCAGAAGTTTCAAAAGAACTAGCAAACAAGGCGTTTCCAGGAATTGCCAATCTTACTCTTGCTTCACATAGTGGAAACTGAACATGAGCAATCAGGATAATTTTGGTAGTTGGGACTTCTCAGATAAGACTGCTCGTCGTAACCAAAAAGCAGAAAATAAAAAAAATAGAAAAAGA